ATTAAATATAAGTTCTTTCTGGGGGATCTCTAGTTGGTGCAGTGACTATCGTTAATTACAATGAAATCTACTATTGCAAATACGATGTCTAATCCTGACAAACAGATCCTAAAACACGCTCATTTATGTGCACATCAAATAATTTCCATTATTGTGAAATTGATTTATTCGGCTAATTTATTTGACTGTGAACATGAGTCATGTCAGGGTTTAGGGCAGCTTTTTTCCTCACTTTTTTCCAAATACAGCATTTCTACCAAAAGTTTGTTACCTCTTCATTACACACGGGGTATGATACGCTGTCTTGTTAAACAGTACCATCATCTTCATGTTCATAAGAAGGTTTACGGATTTTTCTATATTTGGGTTCTTAGCTTCTATTTTAGAATAGATCATATTTCTATCTAACTCCCACAGGGACTTTATCCAACACAGAACTCTTTAATTCAAAATCTTTTTTAAGTTTTTAAATAGCTGCATCCTTCCCTGTATTACTTTCATTACGATCAGATTTCTTTTTATTTGAAACATGAACTGCTAGCTTGACATTATTTACAAGCTCAGGAGGTGAGGGAGGTGGAGGATATGATTGATTGATAATTTCATGAGTATCTAATCCCATAACATGTTCAATCTTAAGTGGGTCGAGTTAATATTTATTAGTTGTAATTTCACCTTATAATGAATGTATAACACTATCAGATTTGGAAAATTCGCACAATAAGGACAATCCTATATCTGTTAAAGGTGGAACGAATTCTAATTAATTTAGATTTTCGCAAGGATTCTTCATTGTAGTGATCATGTCAGCTACGGCAGATTCATTTCTATAAAAAGCTTCTAGATATCCTTTTTCTACTGTCAATCTTTGATAACTCCAGGCATGTGATTCCTTCTCTATTAATAGATTGTAATGTTTTGCGGACCTGAAGAGGTTACTGTTTTAGCTAGGAAGTTAATCTCTAACGTATTTTAAATATAGCCTGATGTATTATCTAAGCTTATTATATTGATGCATTCGAGTATGTGATTTAGCCAAATCGATTTCACGCCTCGATGCTGAGTCTAATTTATGCAATGGTAATTGTCTGAGAAAGGTGTCATTTCTAAGGTATTATTTTATAATACTAGATTCATTTTACTTTTACCATTT